GCCCGATTGAGCTGTCGAACCACAGATCATTCAGCCGCGCAGCAGCTGGGGCTGTATCCCCTACCCAGGTCGGAAGGTTGTCGAGCCGTCTTTTGTCGGCTGCGGAAAGCGACCCAGGCCGCAGCTGACTGGCTGCATCAATGCTGATCGTCCAGGCACTGCCACCACCACTGACACGGATCGGGGCAACGCTGTCAAGGATGATGTCGCCGCCGGTCCCCGTGCCACCGCCTCCGGTGCCATCGGATTCGAGGTATACCGTCATCCAATCACAGTCGAAGTCGGCGTGGCCGGTCTTCACCAGGATTTGCCCAGGCGCTCCGCCAGGAGGCAACGCCCCCTCCGTATTGGCTACGACGGTGGTGTTGTAATAACCGCCGGAGTTGGGGTCGTAGTTCTCAAAAACCAGCCTGGCCATGGCTCGGCCTCCTAGAAGCTTCCTTCGTCCAGGGTCCCGATACTCATCTCCTCGGTGATCGGATCCACCAGCACCTCATCGCTGGGCTTGACAGTGCCTCTTTGTGCGCCGCTGGCTGGTTGCGCGTAAGACCACAACAGCTCATTGGCCTGCTCCTGGCTTGCCACATTCGGCATAGGGACGCTGAAGTCTGCCCCGCCCACCAGTACATCCTCATCGCTGACCGCGCCGCCAGCGCCGCTGATGACTGCAACCTTGATCCAGTTGGAGCCGGTGCCAAGAGAGAAGATCCAGTCGCCCACAGCCAACGGCTCGACCGGGGCCGGAGTTACGCCTGTGCCCGCCTGAGTAACGATCAGGTACAAGCCAGCGTTTGCCTGCGCTGGTGCCGGCAGGGCATTGCCGGCGATCACCCCGGCCATGTTGCCGTAGGTGCTGATGCTCTCGACGACGTTGTTCACGGCGTCGTAGGTGCCGCCGAAGCGGGCGTTCTGCTCCACCGCTGAGCCATAGCCCAGCGAGAGCCAGTAGCCGTTCTGCACGGTCCCGGGTCCATCAACCGTGCCGATCCAGATGTAGGCCGAGCGATCAACCGGGTTCACCCACCACTGCCCAGCGAACTGTGGCTTGGGCCTGGACTGACTGACCTGCGCAATGCCGTAGTCGGCCAGCTGTTCAGCCGTGACACTGTTCAGCGCCAGACGGTCTGAGCCGAATTGGCCGCTGGTGATCGCGCTGACATCCAGGCCAGGAATATCAGCGGGCAGCAAGTCGCCGCCCTGAATGACGTGACCCGTCTCGTTGATCTGCACCTTGGTATAGGTGCCAGTCAGTGCGCCGCTTTCGATGTGGCGCAGCACGCCATCAACAACCTGCAGCGGCGGGTACGGGACGACAACCGCGCCGGTGGTGGTGTCTGTTGCGTTAGGTAGGTCAGTGCCCACCAGGGGCACCGAGGCTGTCACATGGCCCTGGGCGTCGTAGGTAAATCCGCTCCGGGTGGTGGGAGCAACTGCGTTGCTATGGGACAGAGCGCCGGTGGTGCTGACTTGGAGACCACCACCAGGCGGCACTTGAACACCACCCAGCTCCGCCTCTTTGGCCGGCGGGAGATCACTGCCGATTAGCGCCCGGTGCTCAGTGACGTGGCCCTGGCCGTCAAAGGTGATGCCACTGCGGCTGCCAGCCAGGACCGCGTTGACATGACCGATTGCGCCGGTGGACTTGTCGAGCCCCCGGTCCAGGGAGGCAGGGGCAATCTTGGCCGCTGTCACCGTGTCATCGGCGAGCTTGGCACCGTCTACGCCAGGGGAGATCTTGCTGTTGGTGACCGCCAGATCCTGGATGGAGGCCGTGTCCACGGCATTGTTTGCCAGCTCGCTGGCAGTGATGGCCTCGGGGGCAATCTCCTTTGCACTGACACTATTGGGGAGCAGCTTGGCCCCCTTAATGGTGCCGTCGTCGATGAACTGAAGGCCAGCCTCAAGGAAGCTCTTGGCATCCAGGCGCTTAGTTTCACTGGCACTGAGATCAGCAAGGGCCAGTAGGTCCAGGCCCTGCAGGTCTTCTTCCTTAAGCGGCGGCAGCTCGCTGATCCTCAGGTCGGCCATCGAACCCGTTACGCCTAGGTGCTATGGGTCAGTCTAGGTTCAACGCCAGTGCGGGCTCACTCCTGCTGCGCTTCCTCCAGCTCAAGGAAGCCGCTGCCCAGGTTCTCTTCCACGCGGATGCGGCTTACGTCGTCTTCCTGAAGGATGTAATTGCTGATCATCCGAGTGCGCAGCTTGATCTCGCCTGTCGTCACGAAGTCCACTGTGGTCCGCACTGGCTGAGTCGCTTCAAACGCAATCGCCACATTCGTCACCAGGGCGTTGAAGTCGTAATACACCTCATCGTCCACGTCTTCTGCGTATCCGCCGGGCTTGGCCTCGTCTCGGCCCGCCAGGGTGAGCTTGGCCCAGAACTCGCTGCCCATTTCCGTGCGTAGCAACAGCTGGTGCAGGTAGATCGGCATTTCGATGCCACCGCTCACCACATTGCTCAGTTCATCGCACAGCCGGCGCTCGTAGTCGAAGAAGCAGTTGAGCTGGCCGCTGCCGCTGATCAGGGCGCTGTGCTGCTGGCGGAACTCATCGCCCAGCTCAGTCACGTCAACCGCTTCACGACTGGTGTTCAAGGTGAAGTCCGTCACCTGGCCCACGATGCGTTCGATGTTGTTCCGCACCTTCACCGCAATCGGGATCTTGCGGGAAGGGCGCTGCAGGTTCACTCGACCACTGGCCTCCCCGCTCACCGCCTCGTCGAAGGTCCGGTACAGCGTCACGCCGCCTACCTGATCGACGGCGACGAACCAGATGCCATCGGGGTAGGTGCCTGGCACAAACCAGCCATTGGCCTCAACGAAATCCAGTGGTCCGCGATCGAGTGCCTTGAACTCCACCTGATCGCCAGTCAGCAGCATCCCAGGCGTGAACTCAAACGAGAACCGATTGCGGTCCAGGTTCACGTCAGAAGGGCAGATCTCGCTGGTGTAGCTCCGGCCTGCGGTGCTTCGCCTCAGCTCAACCTGGCCCATGTGTCCCAGGATCACTGACATCAGAGTGCAACCCCCTTGAGGTCGCCGCAGACACTGAAGCTGACCTGTGCTTGCATCACCTCTCCTACCTGACAGCTCAGTTCACCGGAGGTCAGCAGCGCCGTAAAGCTCACGGCCTTCTCACCCCAGCCCAGGGTGATCGCCACCTTGTCAGCGTCGGTTGCAGCGCCGACCTTCACCACCTTGCTCAGAAGGGGGACGGGAGCATCTGCGTAGTAGAACACCGACATGCTGCCGCTGGCACTCTTCAGGCCCGGTGTGTAGTCACGAGCGACATCAGAGAGGCTGGTGGTTTCAAGGGCTTCCACCTGCGCACTGAAGGACCAGCCGCTGACTTTTGCGAGCTGAACACCGCCCAGGAGCACCTTTCCATCCTTGCCTGAGTAGTGCATCAGCCGTCTAGGTATCCAATGAGCTTGACGCTAATGGTGCTGCGACCAGGCGCCACGGAATCAACAGACGGCGGACCGTCATAGCGCCAGCGCAATCCGCTGGCCGTTTCTCCCAGGTAGCCGGCCAGGCTGTTGCCTGCACCCGCCAGGCCATCATTGGCGGTGAACGTCACCCAGTTGTCACCGACGTTCTGCCGCTCATAGTTCTGGAGGATCTCGGCGGTGCGATCGTCGCTCACGTTCGCGAACTCCAGGCTCAGCTCTGACTTGCTGCGCCGGTTGCCGTAGCGCAGGATCGTGGTGGCACCGTTCAGCGCCTCGAACTCGTTCTTCGGATAGCTGCCGGGGCTGTACTTGCGGCCGGTTGGCTTGATATTCGGGAAGGCGATTGCCGGCATCTAGGCACCCTCCTCGACGAAATGGCTGTCATCCCAGTCTAGGACTGCCAACGAGCCCGCATCTGTCAGTGGCTGGTGGGAGCCAGAGATGGTGACGAAGCCCTCCTCGCCCATGGCCAAGGTTTCCACCTTGTAGAGCCTGCTGCTGGTAGTGGTATTCGCCAGAGTGAACACCGTGCCCCAAAACGCCGCATCAGTGCAGGAGCCATTGGCCACTGCGATGGTGCCTTCCTTCACGCCCTCGGTGCCAGGCACCCAGTAGATGATCCGCTGATCGCCATCGGGTAGGGGTTCAGCGGAATTGATCTTGCCGTCGAGGCCGATGGTGCCATTGCTGAACCGGCTGGTGTGCGTCACCTCTGAGACGAAGCGGAAGTAGGCACCAGGCTCCAGGCCCATGGCCGCCTGCGGTGTGGTTTCAAAGGTGAGACCGTGGTTCACCTTCTGCCGCAACTTCAACGCAGTGCGAGCGAAGGTGCGGGCCTGGGCAATGCTGGTGCAGAACAGGCTGAGATCAAAGTCCTCCTCGGGGTCGCGATCGCTGCCGCCCTGGCCATCACTCAGACGGATCGACAAGGCACGGGTGCGCGAAAAGCCGTTCTCTGTCTCCTGCCGCCACTTCACCACCGCTTTGAACAACTGCCGCTCCTCGGGGCTCAGCCACGCCACCTTTAGGTCGCGAATGTTGCCATCGGTGAACAGGGCGCTGATCTTCGGCTTGGCAGCGCGATCTAGCTTGTAGCTGCTGTCCTGGGGGAAGCTGGGCACCAGGCTGAACTGCCCACCCAGGATGGTGAAGTCCAACAGGCAGTAGCCGGCCTGCTCATAGATCCACTGGCGCAGGTTGAGTGGTTCGCTGATCACGCCATCCCAGGTGAACTGGTTGGCATGGCACCAGCGAGCTGCCTGCTGCATCCGTTCGCGGCTCACAGCCTGGCGGCCCACCGAAGCACCGGCGCCAATGCGCTTGTCCACCAGCAGGGTGTAGGCGATCTCAGCGAGGTTGTTGCTGGCGGCCACCAGCTGCCCCTCGGCCACGGGGTTGCCGCTGTCGTCGATCAGGCGTTCGATCTCCACGCCCTGTTTGATGTAGGCGCTGAGCTGCTGGAAGCTGGCCCATTCCTTGGTGGAGTTCAGCCGGAGGCCGACGTAGCTGAGCCCGTCGTACTGAACAGCGTTCTGCCTGACCTGCTCATTTACATACACCACTTCATGCTCTGGGCCGTCAAAGTGACTGCTGTTCTCTGCGTCGTAGATCTTGTAATCAGCGATTACGTCAAACGGGTTTAGATTCTCGGAAGGAACAAATACCCGCTCCTCGACTCGCTGGTAGGCCCACTTATCGATTGCGTAGGTCGTCACACTGCCACCCCAGGGCACGGGGGCGTTACCCATATACCTTCCACGCTCGTATCTGTATTGGGTGACAGGGCCAAACCAGCCGCCGGGATACACAGAAAAGACTTCTCCCAGATTTACATATTGACCGTCAACTAAGCTGTAAGACCGTCCGCCAGAGTCGTAGCTATAGGTCATATACGCTCGGTAACCGAATCCGAAGGCGCTCCAGCCTGCGTAGTACAGCTCCCCAACCTTCTGCCAGCGCCACACTGTTCGTGTCGTCCAGGTGCCGGCTTCACCCTTGCGATACCAGTCAGGGTTGGACAGCGGGACGCTGCCGAGGTTCACCCGACGCCCTGAGAACGACACTGACAGGCCATCCTGCCAATACTGACTGGTGCTCCCTGGGCACAGCTCAAAGACATCCCGGCCCTGCCAGCCTGCGTAAACCCACGCCCCTGGGTAGGGCTTCAGGCGGAACTCATACTGCCCCCGTGGATGCTCGATGCGAATGAAGTTGTACTGAGCGGTGGGTGTTCTCCCGTCTACATAGAAAAGGATCCCGCCACTCAGGTCACGCCATTCGCCGGTCTCGCCAAGCTTCCGCCATTCCAGGCGGAAGAAACTCATTCGCCGGTTGTAGCGGCTCAGGCTGCCAAGTGTGATGCTGCCGTTGTCGTTCTGGTAGGCGTTAATCGTATTGTCGTCTGGTTCGCTATTAACATTCGGGAAGCCATTGATTTGCCTCCAGACAGTTGACTTGATGCCGAGTTCAGTCAGGTCGCAATCGCGGGAGTTGGCAATCGTGGCCAGCGCAACCCTTTGCACCACGAAGCCGTAAGGCTGATTGTCAGGCGACCAGGCATTCGCCACCACCACCGGACCAGTCTCAAGGCAGCGGAACGTGAAGTGCTTGCGCCGGCCAATCAACCACGGCTCGGTGAACTCCTGTGATTCCAGGACGGCCAGGGCGCCACCGACCATATACGAATCGCCCACCTGCAGCTGCTCATCTGCAGCGGCCCGCTCATCCTCGGTGGAGGCGTTCACATCATCGAGGCCCCATGGCGCAAACCTGCCGGGATCCTCCTGGCTCTCGGCAATGACGTAACGACACTTCTGACCCGGTTGCAACCACCCCCCACCCGAGTCGCTTTGGTACACCGCAGCGAAGGTGGGGAAGTTGGTACGGATCTTGGCTCGCTTGTCGTTATCCGCGTTCCTCTGCCGCTGCTCAGCGTCCTTCCCCGTCAGCACCAACTCATAGGGCACCCGGAAGATGCTGGCGTTCGGCATGGGCCGGTACAGCCCAAACTGCGTTTGCGTGGATGGGGTGCGTGTCGCGCTGAACCACGGCTGCCAGCCACCACTGGCATTGGCGAACACCGCCAGGATGTCATTGGGTGAGGGGTCAGCTTCGATCGCCCCCGAGGAGTAGCGGTCGGACTCCGCCAGGCGCCCACCATCGGGCCGGTAGTAGAGGCCGATCTTCGACTCGGTGTAGTTCTTCAGGGTCTGGTCGCCGATGGCATAGCCAACGAAGTCAGGCCGCTGGGCGAGCCGGCCCAGGGACAGCAGCATGGCCGCCTTGAGTTGCTGACCAGTGCCGCGGCTGAGCAGTTGCGACCACAGGAGCATGGCGTTGACCCGTACACCGCCCAGGTCGCCAACCCGCTTGGCGAACACCACCGGGATGGTCTCTCCCAGGACGGCTACATCCTGAACACCGCTGAATCCCTCGCTCTGCAGGTAGCGCTTGGCACTGGTCTGGTCTGCAGTGCGGAGCTGTGGCGGAGTCTTCTGCTTCTCGCTGGACGGCTTGGGCGCCAGCAATGCGCCGATGGCTGACACTGCAATGCCAACCGCCAGGCTGATCACAATCGGGATCAGGAAACCAGCCTGTGCGTCGGGCACCCCGGCCAGGTCGTACTCCTCTGCTCGCTTGCCGTTGTAGGCATCACTGAGCTGCTGGAAGTAGAAATACTCCTCAGCGGTAATGCCGAGGGCCTCGCAAAGTTCTACCTCGAACGGCAGTAAACAGCGATGACTACCAGCCCCTCTCTGGGGGACCAGCGCACCGTCGCATCCGTCCCGTAGTTCAGCCATCCCTGCGACCACCAAACTGCAAGGCCCAGACCATTGGCGGGTGCCTCACACAACCCCACAGAACCCACTCTAGGCGTCTCTACCTTGCGGCCCCATAGCTCCAATTGCTCGGGGAACACGTTCCAATCACCCTTGGCCAATCGCGCATACCAGCTTCGTTTGCCAACAGGGAACCAGATGCCCTCGTGGGCCAGAACAGTTCGCGCAAGCCCAATGCAATCTGTGGCTCGGTGCAGGACTGGATCGGCGCCGTAGCGAAACGGCATCCCAATCAACTGGTGGGGCTCCATCACAGATTCTGTATCTGCCCAGAGCTGGGAAGGCTGCCCACCAGTTTGCTGGTTAGACCCCTGGTAGGGGCGGACGCACCCACCGCATCAATGCCGCTACTCAGCAACACATCCACCTGCACCGGGTCGTAGGACTGGGCTGCTGCGACCCAATACTCCCGGCTCAGCACCCGTCCCACTTCCCAAGTCTCAGGGTTCATGGAGCAGCTGATCACCTCGACGTTCCACTTGCGCTCGACGGCCTGCGTGGTGATGTTCATGGCCAGCTTGTTGCTGGCCAACACCAGGCTGGCCTCCAGGTTGTCGCCGGTGCGGTTTTTCGTGGCGCCGGCATAGAGGAACGACAGGAAGGGGAAGTCCTGATCTTCCAGGCGAATGACCTGGCCGACCTTGCCGTTCTGATAGCGACCCTGGTTTACGCCATTGGCGTCGGTGATCCTGAGAAAGACGGTGAGTGCTACGACAGCCATCAGATCCGCTGTAGAATTGCGTTGTTAGCGGCAGTTCCCGTGAGCAGGGCGGGTGTAGATCGAACCGGCCAGCGATTCGGCTCAATCGTAGTCACAGGCAGGGCTGAAAGACCCGAAGGGCTTCGCAGCCAAAAAGGCTGGTGGTGGAGCTATCTGTGTGATTGCGGCAGAACTGGTCAAGCCAGAGGTGCTGACGTTGTACTGAAAACATCCTGCCCGACCTGTGCAAAGGTCCGTTCGCGCAGAACCACCCACGGGATGAGAGGGACCCCCATCTACAACGCCTGGTGCAACATGCTGGGCCGATGCACCAACCCAAACCACAAGAGCTTTCACTACTACGGGGGGAGGGGGATTGGCGTCGCCCCTGCCTGGAAATCGTTTGAGCGGTTCTGCGCCGATGTTCCGCCGATGCCCGAAGGGCGATACCAGCTCGATAGGATCGACAACGAGAAAGGGTACGAGCCTGGAAATGTCCGCTGGGTCACACCTCGCCAGAACTCCCGAAACCGCAGAAGCAATACCCTGATCGCCTGGCAAGGCAAGGCCCAGTGCATTGCCGACTGGGCCGACGAAACAGGTATCCCCTACACCGCGCTCAAGCAGCGCTTTCGCAATGGGTGGAGTGTCGATGAAGCTCTGACGACACCTTGGGTGCCATTAAGCCAGCGCAAAGGATTCCGCAGACCATCAGCGGGCTAAGCCAACCCTGGCCCGCTGTGACCTCGAATTGCGCAGGTCACCGAACACCCGGCGGTGGCCGGCTGCAGCACCCTGCTCAGCGGCCTGGCGCATCCCGGCCTGGAAGGTCGCCTCGTCCACGTAGCGGACGGAGTTGACCTCAGTGACCCGGTAGCTCACGTCGATCGTGCTGACGCCGCCAGTCTCACCGCCACCACCGGATTCGCCGCTGCCGGGGATCACAGCGCTGCCACGGCTGCCGGCGCTGTAACGCTGCATTGCCGCGCTCATCTTCGACTCAGGGATCACATACTCGTTCTCGCCGCCTTCGCCGATCACGGCGTTGGTGGTGCCGGTGACGAAGCCGCCCTCGGCGAACTTGATGCCCTCATAGGCCCCAGCCAGGCCGCCGCTGCCACCAAGACCGCCCAGATCGAGGCTGCTGCTGCCAACGCCAAAGCTGCCCCCGCTGAAATCGCCGAACCCGCCGCCGGTGATGCTGGCGTTGCCGCTGAACAGTCCGCCGCTGCCGCCAGTCAGGATCCCCAGCGCCTTCATGATCAGCGCCTTGGCGATCATCTGCGTCGCCATCTGGATGAACGACTCGCCGATGTTCTTGAACATCTGGCTGAACGCCTGCTCCACTGTCATGGTGCCGCTGATCACGCCGCTTATGGCATTGCTCATGGCACTGCCCAGCTCGCTCTCAACCGTGCCCGCCAGGCTCACGATCATGCCCTGCGTGTCGCCAAGCTCCTGGCGCATCTGCGCCACCTTGTCGGCGATCTTCCTGCTGTTGGTGATCTGCTGCGTCAGCCTGGCCTCTTCGTTCAGGCCCTCGAGCAGCTCGGGCTG